ATCCAGGGCGATATGTGGGACAGCATCGCCTATCACCAGCTCGGCAGCGAGGCGCACACGGATAAACTGATGAACGCAAACCAGCAGTACCGGGGGTATTACACATTCCCGGCCGGGATCGTGTTGGTATTGCCGGATGTCACCGATGCCGTCAGCGACGCCTTGCCGCCGTGGAAGAAGGTGGGGACCGCATGAGCACGGTACGACAGGCATCCGGGAGATTTGTTTTCGCTGGTGCTGATATCAGCAAATCCATGCAGCCCTATCTTCTGTCCGCCACCTATACCGACAACGAGGAGGACGAAGCGGACGATCTGCAGATACGCCTCCAGGACCGTGACGGCATATGGCATGAGAAATGGCTGGCCGATCTCATAGAAGCAGCTGCGTCCTCTTCCACCGGCGCCCCGGAGATGGCGGCGGGAGAGGTGGCCGACAGTGGCTCCACCCATACCGTTGTCAAAGGGGATACGCTATGGGACATTGCCCGGAAGTATCTCGGTGAGGGCAAGCGATACCCGGAAATCTATGAGCTGAACAAGGACATCGTCAAAAATCCGAATCTGATCTATCCGGGCCAGGTATTGAAGCTACCCGGCGGAGAGCAGGAGGAGGCCGCGCCCCTCAAAAGCAATCTGAAAATCAAGGCAACAATCACGCTGGAAAGCGGGGGCCGGAGCCGGTCTTTGAACTGCGGCCAGTTTGAATTGGATTCCGTGGACGCCTCCGGGCCGCCCTCCATCATCGTAATCAAAGCCACGGCGCTGCCGTTTAGCAGCCAAGTCCGGCAAACCAAGAAATCCCGAGAATGGGAAGCCTACACCCTATCCGGCATCGCCAAGGAGATCGCGGCGACGGCGGGCATGAGCTGTATGTATGAGTGCGAGGAAGACCCAAGCTATGAGCGGGTCGAGCAGCACAAGGCCAGCGATATCGAGTTTCTTTCGGAACTCTGCCATGATGCGGGGATTTCCCTCAAAGCCACGGATAACCTTATCGTGCTTTTTGATCAAGCGACATATGAGAAAAAAGCCCCCGTGCTGACGGTCCGCAGGGAGTCAGGCGCATACACCAAATATAAGCTGTCCACAGGTACGGCCGATACGGAATATGCGTCCTGCCGCGTGAGCTACACCGATCCTGCCACGGGCAAGTGCATCGAGGGGATCGCCAAGGTCGAGGATTACGACAGCAAGGCAAGCAACAACCAGCAGCTGGAGATTACCGCTAAGGTCGCCAGTATCGCCGAGGCGCAGGCTTTGGCGGCGAAGCGGCTGCGGATGCACAACAAATTCAGCAAAAAGGCCAGTTTCACTTTTCCCGGGGATCCCGGTCTGGTGGCCGGGGTGACGGTCATGCTGCGCGGCTTTGGCCCGTGGAACGGGAAGTACATCATCAAGCAGGCGGTGCATTCCATTGATGGCTCCGGCGGCTACACCGTGCAGACCAATCTCCGCCGTGTTTTGGAGGGATATTGATATGAGCGCAGGCAAGGATATGGAACGGGTGATCCAGATGGGCACCGTGACCGATGCGGACAGCGGGAGGCGCATGGTACGGGTGAAGCACCAGGATACCGGCATGACCTCCGGCTGGCTGAAAGTGGTTAAGACAAGCGAGCCCTGCCCGACCTGCGGGCATGAGCCGTGGTTCCCAAAGGTCAATGATACCGTCCTCGCGATGTATCTCCCAACCAGCGGCGGGGATGGGTTTGTCATAGGGGGTGTGTGATCATGGTCGTTGGATGCCTGGGGGATGTGGCGTTTTCGGTATCGTCCCGGACGGTGCAGACCATCAATAACCTCAAATGGAGCGGGGGCGCCCGCTACACGACGCATTATGTTCACGGCTCGGACGGCCTGCTGGAATACACGGGCACAGAGCCGGATACCGTGACTCTTGATATAGTCCTGCTGGCGTCTCTGGGAGCCAATCCCATGAGCGCAGCGGACAGGATCGCCGGATACGCGCATAGCGGCCGGGCGGTGTCGCTGATAATCGGCAGCGAATCGCTCGGCCGTTATCGTTGGGTGGTATCCCATTTTGATGTCAAAGCGCAGCATTTTGACGCGAGGGGCAACATCACCAGCGCGACGGTGTCCGTGAGCCTAAAGGAATACTTGAGATAGCGAGGTGACGCGCCATGAGCACCTACAAGGTGACCGCTGGCGAGCTGGGGCCGATCCGCCTCAACGAAGCCGAAACCGTGGCATCCGTGCTCCAGAACATCGCCATCATTCTTCAAACGCGGCAGGGTACTGTCCCCATGTATCGGGGCTTCGGCCTGCCGCTGAATTTTCTCGATAAGCCCATCCCGGCGGCGAAGCCCATGCTTTACGCCGAAGTTAAGGAGGCCATCGAGGAGTATGAGCCCCGCGCCAAGGTGGTCGGGGTGACATTCCAGGAGGACGCTGCTTTTCCGGGCAGGCTGATCCCAACCGTGGAGGTGGAAATCATCGATGAGTAGGAACACGGAGTACCAGTTTGTTTCAACGGATACGGAAGCCCTGGAGGCACTGCTGGTTGCGATCTATGAAAAAATCACCGGCGTGACCGTCCAGCCCGCCTCCCCGGAAAAGCTGTTCATTCAATGGGTCACATCCATCATCCTTCAGGAGCGGGTGCAGACCAACTATGCCGGAAATCAGAACATCCCCAGCAGGGCCGAGGGTGAAAATCTGGACGCGCTGGGCGAGCTGTTCTTCGTGACGCAGCGGCCGGAGGCCGAGAGCGCGGTATGCACCGAGCGTTTTCACATCTCCGAGGCACAGGCCACCGCCATCCTCATACCGGCAGGAACGCGGGTCACGGATGGGAGTAAGGTGCTGGTCTGGGAGACCATCGAGGACGCCTATATCGACATCGGAAACACCTATGCCGATGTGCGGATCCGCTGCCTTACGCCGGGGATCATCGGAAACGGGTACGCCATCGGCCAGATCAATACCGCTGTGGACTTGATCGATTATTACCACGCCTGCGAGAACATCACCGCCAGCGACGGCGGCTCTGACCGGCTGGACGATGACGCTTATTATGAGCTGATGCGGGCCAGCATGGACGGATACAGCACCGCAGGGCCGATGGGCGGCTATATCTACCACGCCAAGCGGGTATCTTCGGAGATCGCGGATGTGGTCGCAAACTCGCCCACGCCCGGTTATGTGATGATCTATGTGCTCATGGATGATGGCACCATCGCCACGGACGAGCTCAAGGCCAAGGTGCTGGAAGCCTGCAATCTGGATACCGTTCGGCCGCTGACGGATTATGTGCAGATGGGCGATTCCGCGATTGCGGATTACGAGATCGATCTGACCTATTACATCCCCAATGACAGCGCGGTAAGCGCGGCGAATATCGAAACTGCGGTGGAGGCCGCGGTGGAGGAATATAAGGCGTGGCAATGCGCGAAGTTGGGCCGGGACATCAATCCATCCAAGCTGATCCATTTGCTCATGGAGGCGGGTATCAAGCGCGTGGAACTGCGAAGCCCCGTGTTTACGCCGCTCCGGGACGGGCGCATTCCGCCCAATACCTCCTACACCTACGAGGACACCATACCGCAGATCGCAACGGTCGGCGCCGTGTCCGTGATCAACGGGGGGTATGAGGATGAATAAAAACCATAATATCTCCGCTGAAAACCTTTTGGCGTCGCTGCCGCGGGTATTGCAGGAGGACAAATCCATGCAGGCCCTTGCCGCCGCCGTCGCCGAAGTCCTCGCCGGCCGCTCTGTCGAGATTGACGATCTGCGCATCTATTCCCGGATAGACGAGCTGGCGGAGGAAATGCTGGATATTCTGGCCCACGATTTCAAGGTGGACTGGTGGGACGGCAACTACTCCGTAGACGAAAAGCGCCGGACGCTGAAGGACAGCTGGCGCGTTCATCGGATGCTCGGCACCAAGGCGGCGGTCGAGGCGGCAATCTCCGCCATCTACCCGGATACCAAGGTGCTGGAATGGTTTGAATACGAGAACGGCGAGCCGTATCACTTCAAGCTGGAGATCGA